GTCCCGATTTTCCGATCGGGTGAGATTGGGATTGTGAGTGCAAGTAAGTCGCAGGAATTACCTGATTATATTGCTGGCCAAACCTACCCATTGAATGATGCGCGGATCTCCTGGTGTGAACTTGAAGATGCCGATGGCATTAAAATTCCATTTGATATGTATGTGGTTGATTATGACTACGGCAAAGTGACTTTAAACGGTGATTTTGCCTTAGGTAATTTGACCCCACCAATTTCAGCACCATATCGCTACCAAGATATGGGTTTAGTTCGTGATGTCAAAATCAATGGCCAAGTGACTTTCACCAAGCCGCTGACACATAACTATGATCCAGCTCATACCATCGTTGGTTCTGCGCTGGTAATTGGTGATATGCAGGCACGTTACACACGTAAATTTGTACAGTCGACGTGGGATAATTTGTGGAAAGATGAGGCGGTGGGGGCGGCAATTTCAGCCAACTACAACGACACCCTATTTCCGATAAGAGTTACGAATAAGGGCAATATTCAGGAGCGTTGGGCGATTGTTTTTACAGGCACTTCAGCTTTTCGAATCATTGGTGAATATTCTGGTCAGATTGGAACCGGGGTGATTACAGAAGATTGCTCTCCAATCAACCCAGTGACCAATGCACCTTACTTCACTATCCAAAAGGAAGGTTGGGGTAGTGGCTGGGCGAGTGGGAACGTACTGCGTTTTAACACCATTGCAACCAATCATCCGATTTGGGTGATTCGCACAGTTAAACAATCAGAACCTACCGTGTTGTCTGACTCATTCCAAATTATGCTGCGCGGTGACATTGATCGAGTAGCTTAACTTTTAATTCAAATATGACCGCTTCGGCGGTCTTTTTTATGGACCCTTAATTATGGCAACAGATGTAGATGTTCAATATTTTAGCCACTTAAATGGCTTGGTTTTGGGTAATAACTGGGGGGATTTAATTCGATTACTCGATAAGGCCTTAGTCACAGGTATTGATTTTACCCAGATCACTGCTGCAAGTATTGATGAGCAAGGCGATGTTTCGATCACCTTATTTGCAGCACATAATGCAAGAAACTTTCAGGTGGTAGAATTGTCTGGATTTGTGCCGAACTCGCTGAATCAAAAATATCGTATTAAAGGCGTGCCTAGTACCACACAATTAATCTTAAAACCCCAAAACGCAATCACTGAAACTTCAATCTCACTTATAGGGAGCGGGAAACTAGCATCACTCGGATATGACATTATTTTTAGAGATACAAACGATGTAAAGAGAGTTTATCGCGCTAAAAATCCTACAGCTCAGCATCCTTTTATTCGAGTCGATGAGAGCCTAGCAAGTCCCGATGGTACAAGCGGAATCTATACATCAAGCTATGCAAAATATGCGATGGTTGGGTTGCTAGAGAAAATGAACCACATTGATGATTACGGGAATTTGGATGTATTGCAATTACCTTTGTCGACAGCTTCCCCTGGTATTAATTACAATATTAGCGGCGTGGGAGGAGGTGTAAATCGAGGATGGTCAAAATGGTATTTTGCGAATAGAAACATAAATAGTGGTGGTAGTGATTCTAGTGAGCCAGTTGCTGGAAGTCGTTTTTTTACTTTGTGTGGCGATAGGGATGCTTTTTACTTAGTCAATAGCATGGATTTAACCCAAAGGAATAAGCTTGTTAATGGGTGTGGGTTATTTAACTCAGCACTGGAGGATCAGGTAATCCCTAGTTGGTTTTTAATGACCAGTTTAAATAGATCCGCAGCTTCTACAAGCCTCCAACTGTTTTCTTATGCGGGAGGCATCTCTCTTAACTACGCACAAGAAAATTCTTGCTTTTTTACAACTCGTTATTCACCCCTTACGAGAATAAGCAATCATGTGAAAGCATACCCAATTATGCCTGACTACCAAACTGGGAACTCATCTCTTGCGTTAACACCATCGCTAGTATCAATGGAGATTCCTTTTTATGATGAGCTAAAAGTTCTGCGTGGTAACTTAAAACATGTGAATTATATTGCTTCCACGGAAATGGGGAGTATCTCCGTAGCAGCACCAAGGCTATTTGATAGTTCAATGTATGTTTATGATTCTACTTACAACCCAACGAGTAATGCTTCAGGTGTATCATTTTATTTAGGAGAGCTAGATTGACTCCGGTTAGCAGAAAAGCCTTAGCATCTAAATTTTTTTTAAATTCGGATTTAAGCATAATTCCCGCAGCAGCTTCTGCAGCAAAAATTACAGGGTCTGTCAAAAAGCTAGGTGAGAAATATCAAGATGCAACGATAGTGCTCTACAACAAAGGAAACTTACAGCCAATTGCAATACAAAAACCTGATGCAAATGGGTCTTATCGTTTTTTAGGGTTAAATACAAGCTTAAACACTTTTATAGTCGCCTTTGATCAGAAGCAACAATACAACGCAGTCACTCAAGACAATGTGGTGCCGAAATGACAGAGCCTTCTCACGTTGTAAAAATGGCCATGCTGCAGGCGATAGCAGTAAACTTGGATCAAGGAGATGGGCATGCAACCATGGCGTATTACGATGGTGCACGACCTTCATCTGAAGAGATAGCTGCCGATCTATCAGCGCGTTTAGTTACTTTGACTTTACCTAAACCTTGCGTAAAACAAGTAAATGAAAATTCAATCGAACTTCACTCCAGTGATGCAGCAATGGCGATTAAAACTGCTACTGCAACTTGGGCGCGTTTATTCAATTCAGCAGGTCAGCCTGTGATCGATTTGGATATGGGTGTTGAAATTCAATTAGATAGTTATGAGATCGTGCTTGGATCTACCCAGCAACTGGATGCGATATTTATTGAACCAGAGTAGAGGTGATCAATGTCGAACTACACACCGCCTGATGCCTTAAATGTTGAAATAGATTTTAAAAATGAATTAGGTCCAGTCAATAGCCATAATCTAGTTTTAGATTTTGGCGCTGAAACAGTACTGTCGCTTGCGCGGATTAAAGTTAAAACAGCGTTTAAGTTTAGGGCCACAGGTACTAACGTACGTCCAGTTGATAATCATGGCCAAGCAAGAATTCCAATCAGTTGCCGACTAAATCCGCGAATCTTGGGTTCATTTGATATCAATCATCTTCTAGGTGTGTCTAAGGGATTTCAGCATGTTTTTAAAAAGGCAGCACATCGATTAATAAACGCAGAAATACCTTGGTTTAAATCAATTTTAAGAGTCTCGAATGAGGCTCTTTTTTTTGATCAAGGTTTAGTGATCAGTCATGGCAATGACATTGGCTTTCAGCGTGGAAGGACTTTATCTGAATCCATCCATGCGGCGTTTGACCAGGGTGTGAAGCTCAGTCGCAACCAAGGCGTGCGTTGGCAAGAAAACTTCAAGATTCGGATTGCACGCGATTTGTATTTCAATGAATCGATCAAGCTTCGATTGAACCGTGAATTGACTCATCAGGAGATGATCCGTAAACGCCGCAACATCTCGTTTTCACATCAGGTCGCACATGTCTTTGAAAAACGTTTTAGCTTTGATTGGGACAAAGGGCTAGAGCTGGTCACACAAGATGAGATCCCTTGGGATAAGGCCAAATCCATCCATTATCGCAAGCATCCGATTGAACCATGGCCAGAGCCTGAGATTCCTCAGTATGAAGGTACGGGCAATCTTAATTTCATATGCCTATGTCATGAAGTAGATGCACACAATGTTGAACTCAACTTCGGTGCAGATGATTGCATACCTGGCATACCAAATCGCAATTGGTGGTACATATTGAATAGTTTATCTGTGACGCGCCTCGACAATGGCGAAGAGATTGAAGTTTATGATGGGAATTACAGTACTGATCGCAGCTGCTGGTGTTGGTCCTATAGTTTGACCGTACCGGCATCCCAGATTGGCAAACTGGAACCGATCAATGGTCAACCTGTGATTTTAAAAATTATCGTGAATGGTACCGAACATCAAATGTTGCTGGAAAACCGACGACGCTCTCGTAAATTTGCCCAAGACACTTATACCTTGATTGGTCGAAGTCAAACCGCACTGCTTGCGGCACCGACAGCGCCTTTACGCTCATTCTTACAAGAGAACGATCGAACCTCAGTCCAGTTGTGCCAAGCGGAACTGGATCGCGTATTTAGCGATACAACACTCAATTGGCAGTTGATCGATGCTTTGGGTTGGGTCGTTGAGCGTGAATGTTTGAGCTATTCCAATTTAGCACCGATTGATGCCATCAAAATGGTGGTTGAAAGCGGTGGTGGGTTTATTTATAGCGAAAAGGGTAGCAATACGCTGACGATTAAGCCGCTTTATAAAAAGACCTTCTGGGATGTGCTGTCAATCGCTGAATATGATCGCTTATTGCCTGAGTCCGCGGTGGTGAGTCAGTCGACAGATTATCAGATCTATCCTGATTACAATGGCATTACGCTGACCAATGATCGTAAAGCATTGGTCGCTCAAGTGAAACGCACTGGAACCAGTGCCGATACCTTACTCCAGCCTGAAAATAACCCGCTATTTAACCATGTCAGCATGGGGGCTTATGGTAAAGCCAAACTTGCCAAAGCAGGAATGGTCGAAACATACACCTACAGCATGCCGATTTCGCCTGAGGTGGGTGAGTGTGTACCAGGAGAAGTACTGGCCTTTAATGCAGAATGGTGGGGCATTGTAGATAGTGTCAGCGTCTCGTTCAGTCATGCGATCGTCAATCAAACTGTGAAAGTGGAGCGTGTGAATCGTGAGTAATGCCTTACAGCGTTTAATTGATTTGCTTCCTACAGCTGCAGAGTTTGTAGGAACCATTACCAGTGTGGACCACCCCAATTACAAAGTGTTGGTAGTGGGTGGGTCAGGTTTAAATCTGGTCACCAGTTCAACACGCTATAACTTAGGAGCAACCGTATTCGTATCTGATGGTGAGATCAAACGACTCGCACCATTGGGTGAAGTGATTCAAATCGAAGTTTAAGTTTAGAAAAGTGAATGGCACCCAAAAGGGTGCTTTTTTATTGCCAAAAATTAGGGGGCGAAATGTCTGAAACAACAGGGCAAGCAATTGCCGAAGCGAGTGCTGCAGTTACATCTATTTCAACCAAAACAGCAGTGGGGGGATCAATTGCTGGCTTGTCGGGGAAGTTACTGGGTTTAGATCCAATTACAGCAATTGGCTTGCTGGTGGCGATTGCAGGCCTATTAGTGAG